TCCGATCTATCAAGCCAACTTTTCTGCCGAAATTCGGCAGCTTTTAAAGTCTAGTGGCTGATATCAGTTTGTAAGCGTTGGAAGTGATATCAAAATTTTCTCTGCCAAGGTGACAGATGCCGACAAAGAAGATGCCGATGGTGGTTGATGGAATCCCGAGCCAGCCACCGGAAGACCTAAACCCGGAAGAAAAAAAATCCTACGTTGTTCTGCATTCGCAGGTTACCAAATCCGGCCATGTCAGCAACACATCGTTGGAATCCTTTCTGCTGCTGGTACACCAACGCGCCAGGCTAAAGCGGATCAGGCGTGAGGTTGATGCACTGGAAAGCTGGATGATTTCAGGATCTACCGGACAAGGCGCATTGCACCCAATGGTAAAAGAGCTTCGCCAGATGGAAACAGCCTACGCCAACCAGCTTGGCAAACTCCTGATGGATCCGCGCAGCAAGGTAACCAGTCGAGCCAAGGAAGACCAAGTGATGGCGGTGGCAGGCGACAACCCAATCATGAGATCGTTGGGATGACCATGGCCAAAGCGCCGAGACGGCGTGCGAGCAAACCCAAGAAGAATCTTCCCAGTGAGAAGTTCCGGTCCTTTTGCGCTCAATATTTAACGCATGTACATGGACCGCAGCGAGGCCAACCATTTCTGCTTGAAGAGTGGCAGATGGAGCGGATCATTCGTCCGCTATACGACACGATCCGCAAGGATGGTTTGCGCCAATACCGCACCAGCTATGTCGAGATTGGCCGGAAGAACGGCAAAAGTTTCTTGGCCATGGCGGTGGCGCTCTACGGTTTAATCTGCGATGGCGAGCCGGGAGCGCAGGTAATCAGTGCGGCAGGCACCAGGGAACAAGCCAGCCTGGTGTTTGATGTGGCGCGCGCTGCGATTCTGGCCAACCCGATCCTGCGGCGCATGTGCCGAGTGTACAAAAAGGTGATCGAGACGCAGGACGGATCGACCTACAAGGTGGTTAGTGCTGATGGATTTAATGCGCATGGCCTTTCCATCTCAACGCTTATATTCGATGAGTTGTGGGTTCAGAAAAAAGCTGACCTATACGAGGCGCTTACCACATCAATGGGAGCCAGACGACAGCCACTGTCGTTCTTGATTTCGACTTCAGGCTTCGACAAGAACACCATTTGTTACCAGACGCACAGCTACGCTAAGCGGATCCGTGATGGCATTGTCGAGGATCCGACCTTTCTGCCTGTGCTGTTCGGCGCACCAGAGGAGGCAGACTGGAAAGATCGCAACACTTGGCTAACGTCCAATCCGAACTTGGGTGTGTCGGTCTCTGAAGAATTCCTAGCCAATGCCTGCCGTGAGGCGCAGGAAAACCCGGCCAAGGAAATCAGCTTTCGGCAGTTTTTTTTAAGCCAATGGGTATCGGCTGAGTCCAGATGGTTTAGCCTGGACAAGATCGATGCCGCCATGGTCGAGGAATCCGACTGGCCAGACCTTACCGGCAAAGATTGTTTCCTCGGTCTAGATTTGAGCAGCACAACCGACCTGACCAGCATCGCCGCAGTCTGGCCGATAGATGGGATCTTTTATCTCGACACCTGGTCATGGGCGCCGCGTGGCGCTTTGACCACCCGAGAGAGAGCCAACCGGACACGGTTTCAGCCATGGGAAAAATCCGGCCATGTGATCGTGACTGATGGCGAGGTGATCGATTACACGCAGATTCACCGGCACATCGAAGATATGGCGACTCGATACAACATCCGCGAAATAGCAGTGGACAAGTGGAACAGTGTTGCGCTCTCAAATCAGTTGCAATCCGAAGGCCACACGGTGGTGGCATTCCCGCAGGGTTTCGCCTCGATGTCACCAGCATCAAAAGATTTCGAGGCACTGGTTAGTTCAGGCAAAGTTCGCATCCGGAAAAATCCGCTGTACCGCTGGGCATTTACCAATGTTTCCATGGTTCAGGATCCTGCCGGCAATGTCCGACCGGACAAATCCAAGAGTGGCGACAAGATTGATCCAGTGATTGCGTCCGTGATGAGCATGGCCAGAGCGCGGCACCATGAGGCATCTAGCCGGTCAGGATATGAATCCGGCGGGCTGATGGTTCTCTGAGTTCGTTCAGTTTTAGAGAATCAAGAAATGGCAGAAGACAGCATCCTAAAGCGCATTGGTAAAAGTATTTCCAGCCTGTTGGGTGCTGGTCAGCGTGGTCGTCCGCTAGTGCTGAACGATTACAACGCAATTGAACAAACGTGGAATGGCCGACCGGGTGCGATGGACTACCTCGGCATTCCAGCGGTGCTGGCCGGCCTGCGGTTGATTTCGGAAACCGTGGGTGGTCTACCTCTGCACTTGTACCACCGCCAGGTCGATGGCGGCAGAAACCGAGCCGAAGACCGCAACGAGGCCGATGTCTGGAAGTACAACGAAAACCGCAACGAAATGGAAATCAGGTCTAGCCTGATATTTCAAATGTTGGTCCATGGTGTCGCCTACGCTCGCATCTCTCGGATTGATGGTGGCGCAAGGAATCTTCAAGAAATCTCTGCCGACCACATCATAGAAAAGACCGACGACATTTTGGGAAAGAAGTTGTACGGAATTAAAACAGATCCCTATGCCAACGATGCGGATACTTGGGTTTCCGAGGCGGACATGTTCGTCTTGCGTGGAACCTTCAATGGCAACAGCCTGCTGGATCTTTGCCGCAATTCACTGGAACTGACCAAGGCAACCCAAGATTTTGGCGGAACTCTCTACGCCAACGGCGCAAGGCCCTCTGGTGTGCTAACGCATCCAGGCAAACTATCCGACGATGCGCGCCGTCGCCTGCGCAGCGATTTTGAAAAACTGCACACTGGGTTGGCCAATGCTGGCCGAATTGCCGTACTAGAAGAAGGCCTGACCTTTACGCCAACCAGCACATCGCCGGAAGATGCGCAAACAATTCAGACCCGAGAATTCCAGGTGCGTGAAGTCTGCCGGATATTCGGCATCCCACCGGCCAAGATGGGTTTGGGTGGCGGCGGCGAGAGCATCGAGGCGCAGAACATTCAGTTCCTAACTGACTGTATTCAGCCACATTTGATTCGGGTTGAACAGGAAGCCAACCGCAAGCTAGTTCGCGAGCATGAATGGGGCTGGTACACATGGGAACACAGCGTTGAGGGTTTGCTACGCGCGGACATTCTCACACGGTACAAGTCTTATTCTATCGGTCGCAACTGGGGCTGGTTGTCGGTCAACCAGATTCGCAAGTTGGAATCATGGGATCCGATTCCGGGTGGAGATACATACCTAAGTCCGACGAACATGCAACCGCTAACCGACACCGCTCCTGGTGCGCGTGCGCCGGCTGGTGATCAACCGGTTGATCCAATGGATCCACTGAATGTCTGAGTCCACTTGGGATGGAATCTTGCTGATTCTGGGTGAGGCGCGAACACCGCGCCGGTTACCTCCCGGCCCACCACAACAACCGCCAATTCACCTGTCGTTTCAAGACATGATTTCGACAGATACGGAGAACACCGAGACTGGCCGCATCCGCAGGTTCAGTGAAAAAGGAGAGTTCCGATGCCAACCGCCGGAATAGAGATCGAGCGCCGCGTCGGCAGCCTTGCCGAGGTGGAAAGTGAAGGCAACAAGCTGCACGGATACGCCGCAGTGTTTAACCAGCCTAGTGAAAACCTTGGCGGGTTCCGTGAGTACATTGCGCCTGGCGCATTCAAGCGCACGCTTGATTCCAACGAGGATGTGCGCGCGCTGCTAGATCACGACACGCGGTTGGTGCTAGGTAGACGATCCGCTGGCACGCTACGCCTTCACGAAGACACCCGAGGCCTAGCGGTTGAAATCGACCTACCATCGACCAGCTATGCCAAAGATGCAGCCGAACTAATCAGGCGCGGCGATGTGTCGCAAATGTCTTTCGGATTTACCATCTCGAAAGGTGATGACGAGTGGTTGCCACCTGAAGGCGATGAGCCATTGAGACGCAGGATTGTTCGGCACGCCAACTTGATGGAAGTTTCAGTGGTATCCATCCCGGCTTATCCGCAGACGGAAGTTGGTCTGCGTTCATTGTCCCGCTTTTTGTTGAGTCGGAACACAAACATCTTGCAAGTGCTTGGGTTGCGCAGGTTCTGAGTTCGTGAGGTTCTATAGTTTTGATTTCATGTGATTACCACAAGGGAGCATAAGAGATGAATTCAATCGTGATTTCCAAAGCCAGCCGTGAAGAACTGCTGGAGGCGCGTTCAGCAAAGATGGCGCAATTGACCGCCATGCAGGAGCGGCAACTTACACCCGAAGAGCAAGCCGCCTTCGATGCGCTGGTTGCTCAAGTGAACGAGATCGATGCAAAGGTAACAACTCTGGAGGCTGAAGTCATGGCTGATCCTGCTGCCGATCCTGGCGACGCTGCTGTTGAGCAAGCATCCGCCCGGTCTATCCCAACACTGAACGAACTTCCCAAGCCGCCTGCCGCCAGCGAGCCGGTGTATGTGAACACGCCAGTGCCGAACATTGTTCGTGACCTGAATGATCGCCGCGCCAATCGCAACCGCGACATGGCTTTGCGCGGTTGGGCACTTCAGCCAACCGGTCTTTGCACCGCTGACCATGTCCGCGCTGCCAACGAGATCGGTTTCAACCTGAATAACAAGGTGTTGAACCTGCGACTCAACGAGAATCCCGGCAAGGAAACTCGCGCCCAGTCTGCTGGTACGGGCACCGCTGGTGGTTACCTCGTTCCAACCGATCTGATTCGTTCGCTGGAAACGGCTTTGGCCTACACCTGCCCGATTCGCCAATTCGCTCAAGTGATTCGCACGGCAAGCGGAAACCCAATCGACATTCCCACCGTGGACGACACCAGCAACACCGGTGAACTGGTGGCTGAGAATGTCGCCTATGCCGCGCAGGATGTGACATTCAGCAAGGTCACACTCAACGCCTACAAGTTTACCTCCAAGCTGGTTCTGGCCAGCCTGGAACTGCTACAAGATTCCGCCATCAATGTTGGCGAAATCCTTGGTAACTTGCTGGGCGAGCGCATCGGTCGAAGCCAACTCGGCTTCTTCAGCACCGGCACTGGTTCCAGCCAACCGCAAGGTGCTGTGACTGGTTCCGCCGCTGGTGTGACCGCAGCGAGCGCAACCGCCATTGCCGTGGACG